GTAATACAAATTGTAAATAAGTGAAAATCCATTATATAATATATATTTATAATATTTTTATATTATAAATGTATATTCTTTGATATTTACCTAAATTAAAAAAAAAAAAAAAAATATTTTTTTTATGTATAGATTACATATGTCATTGAAAAAAGATAGTGATGAGAATATTTTAGATACATTATCAATAACAATTGATTCTAATAATCTTACTTTTAATCAAAAATTAATTCTTAAAAAAATTTATGAAAAAATGCGTCATGAAATAGAATCATTAATTCAAATTATTAATAATAAAAATAATACTTCTGAAATAGTCCAGATAATATTAAAAATTGTATGTATATGTATAAAATATATTGAAAAAGTTAAAATAAAAGGTAAACCTATTAAGGGTGAGGAAAAAAAACTTATTTCATTAGAATTAGGAAGATTAGTTATAAAAAATGAAATAAAGGATGATGAAATAAAAGATGTAATATTAAGTACATACGAAATTTCTGCAGAACCTGTTTTAGAAGGTATAATTGATGTTTCTAGAGAAGTTAATACTTTAGTAAAAAAAAATTTTAAAAAATTATTATTATGTTGTAAATAGTAAGTTTAAATTATTTGATTATCAATATTTAATAAATGTACTATTTCTTGTATTTTTTCATAAATTACTTTACTATTATTAGGTTTTTTAATAATAATAAATATAGTATAATATTCTGGTTCATTCGGGCGTTCGTTTCTAATATATAATGTGAATAATCCATTAATATCCAAATTATATAGTTCAATATCTACAATATTATTATAATTAAAAATAGATACTAAACTATCATCATAGTTTAATTTTTTCTGAACATATCCAATACAATAATTATCAAATATTTGTTCATTATAAGTTAAATAAGAATAATGATTTTTATTCAAATAAATATCAATTTCAGTAACTGAATTTTCATTATAATAAATTTTTAATTTATTATATTTACTACTATCTAAATTGAAGTTATTAGATAAATTATTTAGAAATAATTCTATAGTTTTTTTATTAAACTTTAGATTAAATACTCCATTACATATTGGTACACCTAATCTAAAAATAATTTGATTATTTTTATTTACCATAGATATGTTTTTATTTAAATAACTTTCCATAAATTTTATTTATAAAATAACTTTAATTAATTTATTATCAAATTTTTGTTAATTTATTTAAAGATCTTAATAATATATTTATTTTACTATTTCTATAAAATCTGGATTATTTTATATAAATAGCCGAATAATCATAAATTTTGAATTAATAATTTTTCATTACCTTTTAAATATAGCATGTATCTTTTTTGGTATATCATTTTATCAATTGTTCTTCAGTATTAAATGTATACATATATATTATCCATGTCATTATAATTGTGTATGAGTAATTGTAGATGATTTTTTTGCAGTATAGTTTACAATTAATAGAAGAGAGTAATGGTGGTTAACCCAAATGTATTTTCACCACTATATGTAATATATAAAAATCCATCATCATTTTTATAACAATTATATAAATTATTTATACATGTAACAGTACTTGGTATTACACTACTATTTATAAATAAGTAGATAGCTGATTGTGAATTTAGTTTAATTCTTTTTCTTATTACAAATAATAATTGAGCAATAGTTAAATCACCTGGTACTAAATATTTCTTTTTATCTATATCTGATAAATGTTTACACCTATAATCTTTTTCGATGATTACAGGAATTCTATCTGGATATTTCGCTCTTATTCTATTAGATTCTTTATATCTTTCTTCAAATGAGTTATTATTTATAAAACTATATAGCATAATTATTATAATATTAATATTATAATTCTTAAATCAAATGAAAATAAATTTGATTTATATATGATATTTATTTAAAGAATAAGATTAAATAATTTAAATAATGGAAAATATTGTAACAGCTATTATATTAAGTAAAAAAAAAATATTTACAATTGATATACCAAAAACAACAGATATTAATAATTTAGAATTAGATACATTAACATATAAAATAAAAAAAGGTAAAGGAAATATAGAAAGACATTGTGATTGGCAAATTGAAAATAATAATGTAATAAGTTTATATGGTTGGAAAGATGGTAAGCCTGGTTCTGAAAATCCTCATGAAATACCTCCACCAGAAGATGTAGATTTATATTTTGGAGATATTTTAATTATAAAATCAGACTCTAATAAATTAGTAAATTTTAATAAAGATAACTACGAAGAATTCATAGAAACAGCATGTGGTGGTTTTGAAGATTTAGGTATAAATGATACTGATGATGAAAGCGATGATGATGATGAGAATGAATATGATAAGAATGATAGTTTTATTGCTACATCAGATGAAGATGAAGATGAAGATGACGATGAAGATGATTATGATGATGATGATGATGAGGATGAGGATGAGGATGAGGATGAGGAGGATGAGGATGAGGATGAGGATGATGATGAACTAGAATCAGACCAAGAAGATAAAATTTCAATATTAACAAATGATGAGGATAATACGAAAGAGGTAGAAAAAGAAATAAAAAAGATAAATTTATGATAAAGAATAAATATTGCACTCTTTAATAGTTTTTTCATATATTTTTTGATTCATACCTACATTATTAATATTTGAATAATAATTATCAATATTTCTGTTACCAATTCCATTAATAAATTTTATAGGTTTATTAAGAGTATAAACAATTGAGTTATTTTGATTTTTTTTTGATTGTTTATTAATATTAATTTTTTGTTTCCATATTTCTAAGTTAGCAACTTTTTCATTTGTAATAAATTTTTTCATAAATCCACCATGACTAATAACAAGTAAATTATATGTAGAATTTTGAGAATTAGAAATAATATCAGGTAAAATTTTAATAAAATCATCTAAATTTGAATTTTCTAAAAATAATTTTTTATTTTTAAAAATATAAGTATCAGAATAAATAATATTATTATTAAGATAATTTTTAAGTTCATTTATATTTCTACTTAATATATTATCAGATGTAGTACCAGTTTCTTGAATATATGGTATAATATGAATTTCATTTATATTTAGATATTTAGAAAATTCATCAGCAGTTTTAATAGATCTGATTAAAGAACTTGTTAATATTTTATTAAATTTTATATTTTTTTTTTTTAGTTGATTAGCAATACTAATAATTTGGTTTTTACCAAAATTTGTAATATTTGAATCTTTTGGATATTTATCTATATGAATATAATCATTTTTATAACTTTTATAATATAAATCATCATTATATTTTTTTAATGAATAAATAGATGCTACGTTACTACAACTTAGTCCATGGCGAACCCAATAAATATTGATATTGTTCATTTATATATTATAAGAAAATTTGATTTATTTAAAGAATATTATTCATTATATAAATAATGAATAATATTGAAGATGATAAATTAAATACAAGAGATAAGGTAGTAACAATGATGAAGGAATTACTAGAAAAAAATTATTTTCCAGATATATTAACAACAGCGACAAATATTGAAAAAGGTATTTATAATATGACAATTAGATATGCCGACTCTAAAGGAATGCTAAAAAGATGGGATAATAAGCATTTTTACAATATTTATATAGCAAAAGTAGCATCAGTTTATGCGAATTTAGATACAACATCGTATGTTGATAATAAAAGATTTTTAAATAGACTTAAAACAGGTGAATTTAAAGCTCATCAAATAGCAGGAATGGAACCATTACAGGTTTTTCCAGAAAATTGGAAATCAATATATGATGAGAAAGAAAAACGTGATAAAGTTTTATATGAAGTAAATAAAGGGCTTGCGACAGATATATTTACTTGTGGAAGATGTAAAAAAAATGAAACTACATATTATCAACTTCAAACAAGATCAGCAGATGAACCGATGACAACATTTGTAACTTGTTTAAATTGTGGTAAAAGATGGAAATGTTAATATAAGATTAGATAAATTTATTTAAAGAAATATTATTTTTTATATAGATAGATATGAGCTTAGTGTCTGAAATAGATTTTTGTGATCCAAAAATAAAAGGGAAATTACCAATAGTTGTTTATTCTTCAATATCAAAAAAACCAAATGGAGAATTAATATATTTGATTAATATAGAACCAATTAATAATGCTAAAGTAATGTATATAGAAGTATTTAGTAATAATAACTTTTATATTAAAGGAAAAATAAAAAGTTTTTACAATAATTTAAATATCTATTCATTCAGATGTAATAAAAATCAAAGATATTTTATAAAAATATCGACAGAAGAATTTGGAGATAATTCAGATTATGATGAAATAATAGTAAATAAAGTAAATGATCATAATAAAATAGATTTATTATTTTTTGGATTTTACCAATTTGAAAATAATATTTTAATAAATGAAGACACTATAATAAATAATAATGAAAATAAGAAAAAAAATAATATAGAATTAAATGTAATATCTAAAAATGAAAATTTAAAAACAGACGTTACATCATTTATGAATGGGTTTATATTAAAAAAAAATACTCCGGAAGATTTACAAGATGGTGAATAGTCAATTATAAATTAATTTATAACTAATTCTTCAATTCTCCAATCTTCATATTCTTTATTTGGTAAATATCTTCGAATAAATAATGGAATAACTCCTTGTTTAAGTTCTTCTTTAGCAATATCTAAAGTATCAGTAATATCATTAGAAACATTAATCATTGGATGAGATCCATTTGATAACATCTGTGATCGTATACCTAATATTTTAGCTTTTTCATATTTGGTTAAAAATGGTTTTGTAATTCTAATTTTACTATAATATTGTGAATAAGTTTCATTATGAGATAAAATTTTTAATTCATTTAATAAATTTTTTTTATTAGATATTATTCCATCATCATCATGACTAGATAATTCTGTATCTCTGTCGTCCTCAGTATCACCTTCATCTCCAGAAATTTGGCTATCAACTTCTTCTTCATATTCACTTTCACTCATTATATTATAATTATAAATATATATATTTAAATATATTTATAATCAAATTTATTATCAATTAAATATTATTTAACATAAGTATATTGATTAAATTATTCATTATTCCAACTAGTATTACAAGTAGAACATACATATAAATATTTTAAATTGATATAGTCATATTTCATAAATATAATTTCTCTTTCTATTTCTTTAGATGAATCTGATATTTCATATTCCAACATTTTAAAATTTGTTTTAAAATAATCTAAATTTTCAGTTTCCTTAAAAGTTATTACCAATAATTGATTATCATTAAAAATGTCATTAAACACATAATTTTTTTTGAAATCTTCTCCAAAATTAGATAAAATTTTTTCTATTTCTTCTTCAGTAAATTTTGAATTTTCTATTTTTGATAGATATATTGATTTTAAAGAATCATAATTGGAATAAGTATGTAAATTAGTTAAACATTTAGGATTGACACATAATATATTATTTATTCTTGGTAGAGTAGGATCATGTCTTGTATATTTATTAACAAATGCATTATCAGCAAGATAATCATTAGAATAGTTTTTTTTATAAACACATTTATTAATAGATGTATTATCTTTTGAATGATTTACTTCTAAACCACAATTTTTACAATAATTTGTTAAATTATAACCATTTTTTTCTAATTTAGTATACAACATAAAATTACAATTTTCACAAAAGTTCATTATTTCAGTATATATTAATATAATCATTATATATTTTTTAAATAAATCAAATTTATCAAATAAATTAATAATTATGATATTTTTATACTATTATAAATATTTGTATTTTCATTATTACAAATTAATATATATTTATTAGAATTCTTATCACAATAAATTTTTTTTTTTTTTAAAGAATATTCTGTAATATCTAAATTAATAGCATTATTATTTTTTATTATTAAATTTCTATATAAAGAAAAATCTTTTGGATAAAATTTATTTAAAGTATCTATATTAATATTAAATTTTTTAGAAACATTTTTAAGTAAGATTGAAATATTGTATTGATATTGAATAAAAAAAAAATTAGTTTCCATATAAATATATTTTAAATTATTATTCTTTAATATTTTTATATCTATTTATTATTTTTTTGTTTAATTACCCATTTTTTTCTTTTATTGACATCTTCTATTATTTTCCAAATATTTCCATCATTTTCTGAAGTTTTTGTATATCCTACATCATAATTTTTAGCTGAATCATTTGGACATTTTTTTTTTTTTTTTT